TCATCAATAAACATTGCTAATTCAATAATATTACATAAATTACTATCTGTTATATTAGATTTTGAAATATAATCAAGTTTTTCTAATAATTCCATTATAATACCTCTTCTTTTTTCAATAATTTTATTTTTCCTGTATTAATAACTTGTAAAGCATAAAAATCCATAATTGCTTCTCCATCAGGAATATTATATACTTTTTTTACTTTATTTTTTATAGGAATAAGGTCTTTATCTTTAGTAATTTTTATGAATGTTTCAAGATTTTTAATATCATCATCAAACATTCTTACTCTTCTGAAATTATATTTATTAAGATACTTAAATATAATTTTCTTTTTCTTTTCTGATACAGTTCCAGTCTTGATATTTCCTGATCTTTCTATATATAAATTAGGAAAATTCACATCAATTCCTAATTTTTTAAAAGTAGAAAGAAAAACTTCTTTATTATCAAAATCTGATCTTGCAGTAAGAAATACAATTCAACTTCCTCTATCATTTTTCTTTAACATTGTTATCATTCTTTTTAATCTATCAATCATTGGTTGAATAGGTTTAGATGTTTTATTAAATAATACAGAATCTCTAAATTCTCTGAAATCAAATTCTTCATTTGGTTGTAATTCATATGTATTAAATTCTTGATTGTCTAATTTTCTGATAATTTCTTTAGTGTCTTTATTTAATACATATATTTTTGCATAAGTATTTAAAAGTGTTTCATCAATATCACAAAAAGTTATTCCTAATCCATATGAGCTTTTTCTTTCTTTTAAATAGTTATAAAATTTTGACATATATACCTCTATTACTTTTATTATTATTTATATAAATAATAAAAAAGGAGATGCTTTTTATGAATATTGAAACTAAAATTGATTTTTTATTAAATGAATCTTTTAATATTAAAAAAATATTTAAAGAAATTAAATCAATGACTTATGATAAAATGAAAAAGGTATTATATAATGGTTTTATTGAATTAATTGATTTAGTAAAGAAAGAAGGAAAAGAAAAAGAATTTTTAACATTAATCAATAAAAATTTAAAATCTAATTATAAATCATTAGATCAATTAAAGAGAACACCTTTAAAAGAATCTGTTTTGAATGAAGATTTAAAACATTTTTGAGATTTCTTTAAAGGTGAGTTATTCATGAGTGCTACAATATTTATGGGATTACAAATTTGATTTCAATTAGATAGATTATTAGATGGAGTAAGTATAAATGATTTAAATTTTAAAAAGATTGTTGTTTATGGTGTTGTATATATCTTTTTATTAACAGGAAAACATATATCAATGTTTAAAACTTGAAAAAAAGAACATCCAGAAGAATGGGAAAAAGAAGGAAAACCAAATATATTTTCACTAAGGAGAAGTTAAAAATGAACATTTTAAACAGAATTGATACTTTATTAAATGAAAAAGAAAGTTATGAAGAGTTTTTTAAGAAGAAGTTAGAAAAATATGGTATTAAATCACCTGCTGAATTAAGTAAAGAAGAAAAGAAAAAGTTTTTTGATGAAATTGATAAAGAATGAAAATCAAAGAATGAGGAATAAAAATGAATATTTTAGAAAAAATAGATCTGTATATTAATGAAGGAAAAGTAAGAATTGAAAAAGTAAAACATTATGTTGATCCAAAAAATTATCAAATTTTATATTTTTCAACAGATGGAAAAAATTATTCTTTAGATAAAGGTGATGGAATATTTTTAACAGATGAAAAAACTATAGATTTAATAAAAAATCCTGATGGTCCATTAAAAAGTAAAAGTAAAGAATTAGAGGTAATGGAATACAAAGGAAAGTTTGGATTATGAGATCAAAATTTAAAATTAGTAATGCAATATAAAAACATGGATGATTTAGAACAACATTATAAAGAACAAATGGCTGATTATGGTGAATATGAATATGCAAAAAGATTAAAAAATTTTGATTTAGATTTTGATTAAAAGGTGAAATAATGAAAACTTTATTTGAAAAATATTTATTTGAATCAGAAGATGATAATTATGATGAATATTTATCTGATTTAATGGAATTAGTATTTAAATTTATTGATTCTGTTGATGAATTAGATTTAACAGATGAACAAGAAGAAATGATTGAAGATATTTTAGAAATGTATAATGAAGAACAGGAAGAAATAGATGAAGTAGCAAAAATTAAAGTTATTAGAGGTGGAAAGAAAGTAAAAAGATTACCACCTAAAAAAGGATATAAAGTTGTAAAGGGAAAATATGTAAGAATGTCTGCTCAAGAAAAAAACGTAAGAAAAAAAGCAGCTAAAAAAGCAGCAAGAAAACGTAAATCAAAATCTTCTGTTTCTTCAAGAAAAAGAGTAAAATCTATGAAGAAAAGAAAAAGTTGGTAATGTTTAATGTCTTACATGTCAACAAAGATAGATCCTAATAAACATTCTATATATAATCCAAAAAACAAAGAAAAATATATAGGAAAAGAAAATCCTGTTTGTAGAAGTTCTTGAGAAAAAGTTTTTTGTAGATATTTAGATAATAATAAAAATGTATTAGAATGGTCTAGCGAAGATGTGATCATTCCATATATGTTCCAAGGAAAAAAACATAGATATTTTCCTGATTTTTATGCTAAAATAGTTAATAATAATGGTAAGATAGAGAAATGAATAATAGAAGTAAAACCATATAAAGAAACACATCCTCCTTTAAAAAGGGGTAAAAAATCACATAAAACATTATTACATGAAAAAGTGACATGGGAAAAAAATAAGGCAAAATGAATATCAGCAAAAAGATTTTGTAAAAAAATGGGGTATTCATTTAAAATAGTAACAGAAAATGAATTATTTGGAAAATAATTAAAAAGGATTTATTATAATGGCATTATCAATATCAAAAAGATTTAAATTTAAAAAGATTTGATGAAAATCAGGTCATTTTTATACATTTAGATATTCAAATTATTATGAAGATCCTAAACCTGTTGTTGTATTATTATATAAATTTTCAGGCACACATCCTAATACAGGAAGACAATGAAGATTTATACAATGTATTAATTTAAATTATATACAAAGAAATGTAAGAAAAAACTTTGTACTAAATTGAAAGGAAGAATTAATAAGAAGAAATGGAAATGTTTTTTTAACATGAGAAACTATAAAAAGAAGGTTTCCTAATGTTGCTAATTCTAATGCTATAAGAAGATATTTTTATTCACCTTCATATTATATTCAAGATCCTGAATATATAGAATTAGATAATGTGGAAGATGCTGTTATTTCATCATGACATAAAGATTTTAGCAAAAAACTAAAAAGAGCTGCTATAAGAAAAATTAAAGATGCTAAAGCATTAGCTAAAAAAAGAAGTGGTGTATCAAAAATACTTGGTGCTTTATTTGGTGGGAGACGTAGATAGTTTTTTTATTATTTCATCAAATTTTTCTTTATATTCCTTTTCATTTATTATTATTTCATTTAATTCCTTTGTTATACATTCTAATATAGTGATGATTTCATCTACTACTTCATGTCGTGATACTAAATAATCTAACTTCTGTTCACACTTATCTACATTTGCATCCATTTTATTTCTTAATCGTCAATATTTATTAGCAACTACTGCTAATGTACCATTTAATGAAACAGATAATATTGCAACTGTTATTCATACATCTATTGTAAATGGTAAAAGTGTAAATAAACTATTCATAATTAATCCTTATCTAAAATCATTATTTCTATTATATAATTATCTGAAAATAATTTCTTTTTTACTATTATTCTTGTTCTTTCAGGAAATTCTAATAAATATCCTTTTCCCAATTTATATTGTACTTTTATTTCTTCTATATTTTCAAATGCTTTATCTAACTCTATTTCTTTTAATGTTACTTTTTTAATATCTTTGTTAGTATTTAAATATCCAATACTAACAACTACAAATAAAAAAAGTATATATATTCATAAATTTTTATATAAATAACCAAACAAATCAAGTTTCTTTTTTACATCTTGTTCATTATCAATTTTACTATTTATTTCTTTAATTTTATCTTTAACATTTTTAAATTGTACAGAAAAATCAGACACAACACTATTTTGTTGTGTTTGATATAAATTTGCTATAGCATCTTTTAACTCCTGATCATTCATTCTTTTACTCCGGGAAAACAATATTCTCTATATTTACTGTATTAAAAATGTTTTGTGATTTAATATAATATGCTACTACATCATTTTCTTTTTTAAATACTACTTCAGCAATACCTTTTTTTAATAAATATTTAACTTCTTTTAAAACTCTTTCAAATTCATTAGAAACATCTTTAGCAAAACCTACTGTTCCACCATCTTCTGTTGGTGTTTTTATTACATCTAACACAAATAATTTTTTACCAATATACCCCAATTCAATATAATGAC